TTAACTTGCTTTACGCACCTGCGGGAGATCGAACGCTTTACGCAGCGCGCGCACAAACGCTTTATCATGACAGATCGTTTTACCGGGGCTGTCGGAAAGTTTAGCCACCGGCTTTCCGTTACATTCCACGAGTTTAATCACGATATTGAGCGGTTTTACCTGAGGGATATCGCAGGTCAGGCGGGTACCGATGCCGAAGCTTAACTGCACGCGAGACGCGAAATGGCGATAGAGCTCGACCGCCTTTTGCAGATCAAGGTTATCTGAAAAGACCAGCGTTTTTGTCAGCGGATCAATCCCCAGCTTTTCATAATGGGCAATCGCCTTTTCGCCCCATGCGACAGGGTCTCCTGAGTCGTGGCGTAACCCCTGATAACGGCTGGCGAATTCAATGCCGAAATCGCGTAAAAACGCATCCATTGTAATGCAATCTGTCAATGCGATACCAAGCTGGTCCGGATATTCGTTAAGCCAGGCGGCCAACGCGGCACGCTGGCTAGTCGCCAGGTCCGGACTGATTTGTTGATGCGCCTGGAACCATTCGTGCGCCTGAGTGCCCATCGGCGTCAGCGCCAGGCGACGCGCGAGATCATAGTTGCTGGTGCCGACGAACCATGACTCCTGCTGGAGACGTTTAACTATCGCCTGCTGCACTTCACGAGAGAAACGGCGGCGGGTGCCGAAGTCCATCAGGTGGAAGCGGGACATATCGAGATCGGCGGTTAACGCAGTGAAATCAACCAGCTTACTTTCCAGCGCGTCGAGCGCCTGATCAACGCCCGCGTTTGGCGAGCGGTAGTGATGAACCAGCTCACTGATCACGGCCAGCAGCGGCACTTCCCACATAATGACTTCACGCCACGGGCCGGTTAAGCGAATATGCAGCTTGCCGTTATCGTTGGTGACACAGACTTGATCTGGGTTATAGCGAAACTCGCGTAACCAGTTCAGATAATCCGGTTTAAAAAAGGGCAGGCCGGAGAGCCACTGGAACTCGTCCTCCTGGAGGCGCAGGTGCTGCATCGCGTCCACCTGCTCGCGAATAGCATCGGCATAAATACCCAGCAGGTCGTCGCCACGGCAACGAAACTCAGCCGCTACCTGCACATCATAGTAGTGGTGAAAAACGGCTTGCTGCATATGCAACTTATAAGCATCTGTATCCAGCAACGAGTGCAGAACAGGAGAAGCGAATTGTGTCATAGGTGCGCTGTTGCGTCCTCTCACGGGAGCGTTTAGTACAATAAACAACTAAGAAAACCGCTGGAGTATACCTTGTTTAGCGATTTATTGAACCCCGATCACACCATAAGCTGTCTTTAGGGTCGAGCGCATTTCGTGCCCCATGTTATAAAAATGTAGCGATGCGACTGCTAACCCCTTGAATTTAAGGATTTTTACTGCGCTGCTACCATGCTTTGGGGCAGTGATGGGGCATAGCGGGAAAGTGCCTGGTTGAGCAGAGAAACCTGTTCTGCGCTCTTCTCTGACATCCACTTTCCATACACCTTGTAAACCATCTGTGCATCGGTATGCCCCATCTGCGTTGCTATAAAGTTTGGGTTAGCACCAGCTGATAATGACCAGCATGCATAGGTATGTCGTGACTGATACGCGTTACGGTAACGAATGCCGGCACGCTTGATTATCGGGGCCCAAATTTTATTAATGGAATTAACCGCGTAGTGATATCCTGTGCGAGGTCCACGTTTGACGCATTGAGGGCTGAATACGAACGTGCAGGGCTGAATGACAGATTGTCCATATTCCCGCAACTTCACTTCAACCTCAAACTGCCGGCCAAGGCGTGTCAACTGGGCCTGATTCCTCAGGGCATCAATAGCTGGTTGAATGAGATATATCACCCTGTCAGTACCTGCGTCGGTTTTTGGCAGGGTGAACTCATCCGTCTGGGTAAGGTTGCGCTTCACAATGATCGTCCCGGCATGCAGATCGATATCTTCCCAGGCCAGACCGCACAACTCCCCATGCCTCATTCCGGTATAGACTGCCAGTGACCAGAGATTTCTCATCTGCTGGTGTCCGCATGCCTGGATAAACCTGATGAACTCGTCTGTCGTGAGTGGATCTGGTTCCCCTTTCGCTTTCTTGAGACGGTTAATTCCGCTAAACGGGTTTTCCTTTGCATAGCCGTTATCTGTTCCAAACTGGAAGATCTCGGCCATCAGCATCATGTAATTATTCACTGTGGACGATTTCCGGCCTTTAACCTGAGTCCGGTGATCCTTCTTCATTACCTGAAAGCCCGTCAGCAACTCCTTCCTGACATACAGCAAATCCTCAGTAGTCACCGCAGAAACCATTTTGTTTTCGCCGATGAGTGGAAGCATGTTTTTTATGATAGATTCGTACCTACTCATGGTATTAGAGCTGATCTCCATTCTCTTCAGCTCGGACCATCTTTCGGTAAGCTCCAGCACAGTAATTTCCTTTCTATCCTGACCGAACCGGGCAAGGTTCGGTGAGTTTGGGAATTTTTCCACATAGTTAAAATTCCCCATCCTTATCGCAAAACAAACCGAAGAACGCAGTTCGCCAGCTATCTTGCGATTTTTTGCAGTGTCAGGGATACCAAGGTTTTCCCTGACACGTTTACCTTTATACAGAAACCAGATGCGGAGCGAACCGCCGTGGTTTTCGACGCCTGTCGGGTATGATGCATTAGCCATTAATCCCTCCTGACGTCCAGGAGCATTGACGAGTGTACTGCTTTTCATGTTGTCTTCGCACCTGGTTGATTTTTTTTCTGCGCCTCGATCCACTGATCAACGGCTTCTCTGTTGTATATGCATTCGCTCGAAGGCTTCGGATTTCCGTCTGGTGAAATGTGCAGGTACTCGCGGCCCAGCATCCAGGATTCTTTTCTGGCGCGGGTAATGGTTCCGGGCTTAAGCCCGGTAACCGCAATCAGAACTTTTTCGCTAACCCACTTGTTTGGCGTCAGTTGGATAATGTTGCTCATCGTTTTCTCCAGTGGCCCCGCAGCGGGCCATCGCTAATATTCAGTTTGCCTGTGCTGGCAGATTTCTAAGTTTCCGGACGCCGATCATTGCGGTGGCTACGTAGCTGGTGGCCCGGTTAACTACTTCAACAGGCACCTTTACGCCATCCACTACAACGGTGTAATTGGTAACGTGCTTTTGTCTGCCGTAATCGCCGAACTTTTCATGATGCGCCGCCAGTGCAACATCACATGCGCGACGGCCCAATGGCGATTGCTTACTGCGATTTATAAGGCGCATAAAACCTCCTCAGGCGGGAGGGCGTAACCCCTCCCGATGCAATTAGCCGATGTATTCCGGTTTCATATCGTCCAGGGTGACGCGGTACTTATCGTGCAGTTCGTCGCCAAGATGACGTTTAGCAGCGCCAAGCGTGCTTTCAGCTTTAGCAAACATCTCTGCGGCTTCCGGTTCGCCAGGGTTTGGAATTGAGTTGATCACTGCCTCGACTTTGTTCTGTGCATCGACCTGGTAATAGCGCTTCACTGCTTTGTTTTTTAATTCGGTGAACAGCGCAGTACCCAGCAACGCTTTCTGTGATTCGATATCCGCACGGATTGCTTTTGCCTGATCAACGGAACTTGCTGTATCAATGCGTTCGCGAAGATCGTCGGCAACAGCATCAACGTTAGCTGCCGACTCCTGCGCGCTGGTCCTGGTGCTAACCTCGCTGGTGATTTCCTGTACGCTCATGCGCTGGACTGGAGCAGGGTTAATCTCGCGTTCTTCTCGTTGCTCAACCTCATCAGGGCTGTACACGCCGAGGATCACTTCCGGGCAGTACAGGCGAGCCCAATATTTAACGCCCAGATAGGCAATTTGCTGTTTAGGGTTTGAAACCCATAGCGGAGAATTGCGGGTAACAACGCCGGAGAGGTAAAGAGGTTCTCCCCAGGTGATTTCAGATTCACCTCGCAGAATGGCACCAACCTGAACGAACAGGCCGATCTCGTCCTCATCTGTCCAGCCACGAACGCGCTCAGTGACGGTGTACTTCCCATTTTTACCGTTTTTATCGCGTGTGATTTCCTGTGTCCTGGTGCAGCGCTCCCAGTCACCCCCATAGCGGTAATGAAAACGGCCATGAATGGCACTGGAGCTTGCGATTACTGCGTTGACCAGTTGTGCCTCGTAACCAAGAACACCGTTAACCAGGTGTGTTTTCTGCGCCACAGCGTAAGGGTTCATGCCCCATTGCATAGCCTGCATGACGATAGCCATACAGTCGGCTGGTTTCCCTGCAAGGTGTGCCGGTACCGTCACCTGTGAGTCTGCCATCAGGTTAGCGAAAGCTGTTAACTGACCCAGTGCCTGAACGTTAAAAATTGCGTTACTGGCAGAAATGGTGTTTGGTGCCTGCTGCTCAGTGGTAACAATATTTGTGTTTTCCATGATTTTCCCCTTATGCCTGTACGCGCAACGCTTCAAGGCGGCGCACATCAAAATCGTTCAGTTCGTCGGTGTAGTCTTCTGTGATAGGCGCTGACCATTCACCAGTGTCGAAGCCGTTTGCTATCTCTCGCATTGTTTTGCGGTATTCCAGCATGCCAAGTTCCAGCAACTCGGTAGACGCCTCAATGATGGCGACCCAGTGGTAGTTCTCGTCTTTGTTGACGAAAATCCAGAAAAACTGGTCCAGCGCCGCAGTTTCGCAGTACATGGCCGCGCTCAGGTGATAGTCCCGATCGATGATTTCCCGGTGCAACTTCGCACGCAGGCCTTCCTGCTTGATGTTCCACATGCTAATAGTTTTCAGGTCGGCGCCAATGCGCAGGCCGCCCATATCGAGCTCAAGGTCAGGGCGTACCCGAACTTCCAACCCGGTTTCCTCATCAATCCCAAAATAGCTAACCTCGACAGCGCGGCTTGGGTGAGTCAGCAATTTGCCGGCGGTCGGGTGCTCCAGCAGGGCTTTCTGAATGTTCAGCGCGGTGCTGAGCTGTTGGCGGGTGACCAGCACTTTCCCTTCGGTGTTCTCCCGCCACGCATCCAGCAATTCGTCGGCGAATACCGCTGCCGGGTTGACTGATTTCACGGCCTGAATCAGATCGGCCTTCGTGCCAGAGACTTTCAACGGCGACGATTTTTGCGCTTCCTGAGCGACCAGGTCAGGGTTGATTATTGCCAGTTGCTCCAGCAGCGCGTCACGGCTGCCGCTGGTTTTAACCGGCGCGGGCAGGGTGGCGTTGTACTCTTTGATGCAGGCTTTCATCGCCGTGGCTGTATGTTTGGTGCCGTTTTCAATGCGCTGGAATTCTTCGGGAAGCTGCTCATACGATGCATAGGTTTCATCTACCGAAGCTCCAAGCGGCATCTGCGACGGCAGGGTGGCGTTGTACTCTTCCAGCAGCGCTTTGATATCGTCAGCACTCAGCAGCGCTGGCAGGCTGGCGTTGTGCGCGTCGATGAACTCGCGCAGGGTGGCGGTGGTGGTGAAAGCACCCTCAGGGATCTCCGGCTCTACGCTGAACTCTGCTTCGAGGTTTTCCGGCTGTAGAGCCAGAACATGTACCAGGTTGCCCATATCAAGCACTGGAGAGCGCTCTTTGACGATAGTCTTCTCTACGTGACGCGCGTTAAAGTACATCAGCGACACGCGAGCATCTTTCACCTGAGTTGAGCTGATCCCGTTGGCGGCGTGGTAAACCTCGTTTGGTACACCTTCATAGCGGCCCGGCTCGAAGTATTCCGGCCAGGCTGCTTCTGGCTCTTCTTGTTGCGATTCCGGTACGTTTTGTTGCGCCTCAGGTTCAGATTGGCTCACAGAATCGTTGTTCTGGTGCGTCTCAGCCTGATTCTGGTTCTCTACGGTAACTGCTTCTTTACCAGTACCCAGATCGCCTTCGCCTGCCTGCACCGCATCACCAGCCTGTTTTTCATCACTGTCAGCTTCTTGAACCTGCACATTGCTGGTGATCTCCGGATTCGTTTCTGTGCCATGAGTTGATGAGTTCTGCATTAAAGCGGACACGTCGAAAATACCGTTGCCAACATTTTTAACCAGTTCAGGTTCGGTGGTCGGCTGGCTTGTCCCGGTCTTCACCCATTTTGGGTCGTTCGGGTCGCTGATGCCCTCGACGTATTCACCGCGTGCGGCTGCCAGTTGTTTACCAACATCAACCGGGCTTTTGGGTGGAATGTTTTTACGTGCTTCGTACAGTTCTGCCCGTATTTTCTGGTAGCCTGCTTCTGTCTGGCTTACAGGTGGCTCATTCTCCAGCGGCTGCGGGTCCGGATGATGTTCAGTTGTGTCCTGTTCCACTGCTTCAGGCGTTGCTGGTTCATCTGCCAGTTCGCCTGCCGGTTGTGGTTTTTCTTCATCACACTGAAATCTCCCTGCCTCAATATCCCGCAGACATTTACCCGCCTGACGAAGCCTTGCCGCATTTTCTTCATGGGTTGTTGGGGTGTTATCAGGCGCATATTCGTACCAGTCCGGATCGCGAACACCATGAACGGCAAGAAAGCTTTCGCACCACGTCCGGCGAAGATCAGGATTACCGTTATGTACGGCCTTTGGCGCTTTGCGTACCAGGTCAATAATGGTCTGTCGGTCGTAGCCTTTGATGTCGGGGATAATGCCCACTGTCATCGACATTCGCTTCCAGTCTTCCCGGTCTTCGGCGATGATACGTTTTGCAAAATCCATTGCAGGACGCAGGTTATTCAGATCCAGCTCCTCACAGAAACCACAGGCGAGCTCATAGTTAATCGTTCTGTGTGTCGGTTTTTCGCTACGGCGTGGACGCTCTGGCTTATTTACGTCGTCGACAATTACTTTATGTGGCCCGGTTTTTTTAACGGGTGCAGGTTTATTCTTCAGGCGTTCAGCCCATTCCTTAACCAGCAGGCCGCGGTTAATGTGTTCAGCACTGAACCATTCCTTAAAAAACTTAATAGTGGTGCATAACTCAGGCACTTTTCCATCGACAGGAAATACCTGTTTATACGCATTCACTGCTTTGTGAATATCGTGCTCGATAGCTTTTTTGAACGGCTCTACATTTTCTGCGGCGAGTATCAGGTTCTGGACATATGAATTATCGGTGTCCATTTCGAGACGTAGAATTTCTTTTTTCTGGGAGGCGTCGACGTGATAAAGATACTCACCTTCACCTATGTGCTGAGCAAGAACGCGGTGACGGAGGGGCATAGTTGCGACAACAGTCAGCTCGGGGGCTGGGGCTTTTGCCGGGGAAGGGCTGTTGCTTTCGTTACCAAAATTTTCGTTGTGGTCTTCCAGCACTTCGCCTGTTTCGGTATCAACACCGTCGACGATATGCTGGCGCGCCGCGGCGGCGGCTTCAGATGATGGCAGGGTGACGCTGGGGATTTGCGTCCAGGTCATATTGTCTTTAGCGAGTTGATAGTAATCGCAGAAAGTGAGGCTCAGTTCGCCTTCCGGCGGCAGCTCGTTAACGACAGGGAAATTAGTAGCGACAGCTTTGAAATAATCTTTCAGCTTCGCACCGGATTTAATCAGAAGATAATCCAGTGTTGCATTTGCCGCTCCAAAATCATCACTGCACCAGAGTACAGCGTCTTTCTGGCCTGATGATTTCTTTGCTTTGCGGACTAAAAATACAGGATTAGTTCCACTCATTGTTTTGTCCTCAATTCGTGTAGAATGGAGGTGCCTTAACAGCACCCCGATATATCTGGTTGTTAGGTCCGGTTCGCTTTGGTCGGTTGGACCGGACAGGGCACGCCCGCTTCGGTGGGCGTTTTCTTAATGGATGGTCTGATAAAATTTTTCTGAGTAATCAATCTTGTAACTTCGGTAATTACCAAACCCTGCTTGTTCTCCATCACTTACCTTGACTGTGAGCAGCGAAATGGCTTCTACAGCACAATGAGGACAGTCGAACTTTCCGAGTACATATCCACCGTCGAGAATCACAGTAGTTTCGCCAGTTGAATTTGAGTGAATAACGCCTGAGACTTTCTTTTCGCAATTGAATAAAGCAATGCTCTTATTAACTGCTTTCAGGTTCATTTCGATTTTTACGATTTCCATAAGTTCTCCAGTCTTAAATTCAGGGTGTAGGAAGCCACGCCAAATTAATGGCGAATCTTTCATTTCATATTTCGGAACTACTATTTAACTTTCGTGCGCCATCTGGTCGTATTAAGCGCACTGCCTGGAACAATATTCCTTTTCTTTGCGCGCCAGTTGCGAGCCGTTGCGATAGAGAAGGATGTTTTTTACTTCTTTGCCTTCATCAATGGATTTGCGGCAGTAACCGCATTGTTTAAGCATCCGGGATCTCCTTTCTGCGCCAGCAGGTAGCAGAGGCGGCGGATTAAAACCTCAATCCGGTTGAGCGGGACGGCCTGCTGTCGAGCTGGTTTACGTGCGAAATCAATCATTCTCACCCTCGTTTGCCTTATCGCCGGCCAGCGGAACGTTTTATCTACTGCGCTTGTTACTTAACAACAACTGCCGTCATGTTCGTATGCCTCAGGCTGGCTACTTAGCCCGACTCAGCAGCGGGATAACTCTTGGTATTGTCCGGCTGTTATCTGGTCTGGCGTTGTCTTGATGAATTCATTAAACACGGAATGACGCGTAATTGTCAACACATAATGTGTTTTTGGTTGAGGGAGGGCGTTCTGCTGGGCTTGAGGCAATAAAAAACCCGCCAGTGGCAGGTTTTAAACTATTCAGGTCAAGTCTTAAGTTAGTTTTCTGGTGGTTGAGTTGAGTTTTTAAGGCGATTTCTTAGATACGTTTCAACATAGTCATCAATCTCTTTTAAACGAACCTCAAAGAGATCAATCATTCGTTGTTGCTCTGAGCTTGGTAACTGATTGAATAACTCAAGTAATTTTTTATGTTGATCACTTAGCCATGCCTGCGAGGAGTCCTTTTCACCAAACAGAAGTTCGGGTGGGGAAATACCTAGTGCTTCACCAAGTACAACTGCATCATACACCCCAACATTTCTACTTCCTGCTTCATAGTTTCCTATGCGTGACTGAGTCCATCCACAAATCTCAGCCAGTTTACCTTGAGACAGGCCGAGCTTTTGTCTGCGCCCCTTGAGGCGCATTGCGATCTCATCATTAAGCCGGCTGGCGGCAATTTTTTCATTTTCTTTTCTCATGGCTCCCTTTTATCACGATGCGTGATTTACGCAAAACACAAAACAACTTGACCATGCAACACATATTGTGTTTAGAATTGTTGGCGGAGGTTTTAAATGAACAAAATTTCAACATACAGAAAGCAACTGGGGCTATCTCAACGGCAGTTTGCGACTCACCTGGGATGGATACAGAGCCGTCTGGCGAACTACGAAGCAAATTTTCGCACACCCGGACTGGAGGAGTGCCGAAAAATTGTTGCCACACTTAACCATCTGGGATCTCGCTGTGTTCTTGATGATGTTTTCCCGCCTCATGTGAACGATAGCAGAACCATATTAGCGAAGGTGAACAACCATGATCACCCCTGAAACAGCCAGTCAGGCGTTATCGTCATGGCTGGCATATCTACAGATAACCCAGGAAACCGCCACGCAACTGATCACCCGCGCATTCCTGGAGCAGCCGGCGCGACCGGAAATAGCGGTTCACCGTATCGAGCGTGACGACGGAACGGTGGATTACGACGCATGGCGCCGTAACCGGATAAACATTTTTCAGCGCTGGCGGAAACGGGAAACGGCGGAGCACTGCGAGAAATTCTCTGCGCTGATCCCCGCTATTCTGGAGGCGATCCGCAAAAGTGCGCCGGAACTGCATAAACGAATAACGGCAGGGCAGAGCATTGAGTACCTGCTTTTACAGCTTTTAAAAAAACCGCAGTGGCAAGCGCGGTACTTCTTGGCGCGCCGCTGGCGGATTTTGAGCGGGAGTGTGACGAGGCCATATATGCGTTACAGGCGTTACGTAGCGGTTATCGCCAGCAGTACCAGAGACATGACCAGTGAGTAATTTTTTATGTTTTCAGATCGCCCGGAAAAGAGCGTAGAGAGGCTTTATGGCCACACTTCCATACATGCAGCTTTACATCGCTGATTATCTGGCGGACACCATGCACCTTTCTGCCGAGGAGCATGGAGCCTATTTGTTGTTGATGTTCAATTACTGGCAGACCGGAAGAGCTATCCCGAAAAGCAGGCTGGCAAAAATTGCTCGGATTAGCAGTGAACGCTGGGGGGCTGTGGAAGAGTCCCTGAGAGAATTTTTCATTGATAACGGCACTGAATGGATTCATGAGCGTATCGAGAATGATCTCGCTGCGGTCAGGGATGTTCTGGCGAAAAAGTCGGCAGCAGGGAAAGCATCTGTTCAGTCCAGAAGGAACAGGAAGAAAACGCAGGCCGCCAGTGGAAGTAACACATGTTCAACAGGTGTTGGTTCGGTGTTTAAACAGGAAGCCAACAAAAAGGGAACTAATAAAGATATAGATCTAAAAGAATTAAACCCCACACATAACGCGCGTGCGCGCGCGAGTGCTCCGGTTAGTCAGCCTGGAATTATGCAACAGCCTGTCGTGACTGAACCGGAATACCGGGAAGGCCTGAACGAGCCGATCGGGAAATTCTCAATGATGGATGACTGGCATCCCTCGCTGGATTTCCGACAACGGGCCGCCCAGTGGGGCGTTGCGTTACCAGAGCCGGAGTATTTACCTACGGAGCTTGTCGCGTTCAGGGATTACTGGACGTCGGAGGGAAAGGTGTTCACACAAATCCAGTGGGAACAAAAATTCGCCCGTCACGTAAACCACGTCAGGGCAAAGGCGAAACCAGCCAGCAGGGGAGAAAGCCATGCAGAAATCCAGCCAGACAGCACCGCATCGCGGGCAGTACAGCAAATCAGGGCAGCCCGCGTGCAGTGGGAACGCGAAAACGGGATCGCCAGCGACGGAGACGGCCTGGCGACTCTGGGAAGTCATGGGGGAAATTTATTCGAACCGATGGACGCAGAAGAATGGCGCGGCGCCTTCGAAGCTGTGGGTGGCCCAGATTGGGGCGATGACTGAGCGCCAAATCCGGCTGATTTGTCAGCAGTGTATGGAGCGATGCCGGGCGGCTGAGACATGGCCGCCGGACCTGGCTGAGTTTATTTCGCTGGTTTCTGAAAGCGGAGCTAATGCGTTTGGTCTCACAGCCGATGCGGTGCTGGCGGAATATCGTCACTGGCGTAACGAGTCCTGGCGCTACTCCGGCAGTGATAAATATCCGTGGCCTCAGCCGGTTCTGTATCACATCTGCACCGAGATGCGCAGAACGGGCGTTGAGCACCAGATGACGGAAGGCGAACTGAAACGACTTGCAGAACGGTTACTGGCGAAGTGGACAAAACACGTCGGTAATGGTTTCAGCATACCGCCGGTACGCCGTCAACTGGCAGCGCCGCGTCATCCTGCAGGGCCAACCCCGGCACAACTGATGATGGAAGAATTCAGACGGCGTAAGGCGGCGGGAAGGCTTTAACAGGGGGGATTTATGAGCAGAAATTACACACCGGCGCAGAAAGCTGAAATACAGAAGCGCCTGACGGAACTGGTACGAACACACGGTCGGATGACGTTTGGAGAGCTGCGGAAGATAACAGGGTTAACCATTTTTACAGCCCGCCACTACCTGGAAAAGGCGGAAAGTTGTGGGGATCTGTATCAGGCCGGGAGAAGCGGTATTTTTCCTTCGGAACAGGCTTTCCTGCTTTGGAAGCAGAAACGTGAAGATGCCAGGATTACCCGCTTTCTGAAAACGCCGGAAGGTGTCGTGAGTTCCTACGACCGGACCAGAAACGTTATCTGTACGGAGTGCCGGAACAGCGTGACGATGCAAAGGGTACTGGCATTTTATCGGGGACATCACCGGGAGGCGAAATCTGCATGAAAATCGAATAATATAACTTTGCAGAGGTAGCGAATATCGTAATCACCCGTTCGGCATTTGAATTCCGTGAGCACAGTCGTGTTGTGAATGTCGCCTTGTTCACAACACCAGGAATATTCCACTGTCAACTGGTTGTCTGCGGCTGGACATAATTTTATCTGATATTCAGGCTGTACCAGCGCAAAGGTTCCGTGAGTCCGACTGTCTTTTTTGCTTCCAAATATTCAGTTTTAATTATCTGAGTATGGCAAGGTGATCATCTGTATCAAACACCGGGCAACTGGTTTTACTTTACCCAACGATTACGTCCCTGTTGTTTAGCCCGATAAAGGGCCTCGTCCGCTCTGGCAATAATGCCGGTAACAGTGTCACCGGCTGTGGAAAGGGTGATGCCCATACTGACGGTGACCGTTTCGCTAACCGCAGATGCTGCATGCGGCATTGCGGTTTCACGCAGGTTTGTCTGAATACGTTCAGCAACCAGTGCAGCTTCATTCAGCGACGACGAAGGCAGCACAACGACAAACTCCTCGCCCCCGTAACGTGCCACCAGGTCTGCCGGAGTACGAACCGACCTCTTCATTACCCCGGCCACCTTTGCCAGACAGGCATCGCCAGCCTGGTGACCATAATGGTCGTTATAGTTTTTGAAATAGTCCACATCGAGCATGATCAGTGCAAACGGCTCCGTCTGGCGGAGAGCATCCCCAAGAAAAATTTCCATTGAACGTCGATTAGCGGTCCCGGTCAGTGCATCCTGGTGAGCCATAACGTCGAGACGCGCGATAAGCATCCGGTTTTCCTGGTAACGCAACCAGGCTTCATCAAACCAGCGCTGCAGGATAAAGCGACCATAAATGAGTATGGCGGTAAGAGTAAGCCAGACTAATAAAAACCGGATATTCACATACTGGTTAAGCTGCACACTGGCCAGCAGGGCGGTCAGCCATAACGGGACGATGAAAAGTAGCAACGCTGGCAGATGATAATAAAGCGCAGCCAGCGCGGTAAGCATAAGGATGACACTGAGAGGCCAGGCAAAAGGCAGTTGCCACCAGACAATAAAACAGTAGCTACAATAGCTCCACATCAGACTGAGAATCAGCAGCATCACCAGACAAAGAGGAGTAAATCTGGCCGGAAGGCGGTAAATGAAAAGGAGTATCAGGAACGAAAAAATAATAATACTGCCCATAATATCGTCTATTAAAGGCAGTATTCCAGTCTGTGCACTGATCGACTTGTCAAAGTCACTGATGAGTATGTGGCGAAATAAAATTATAAGCGCAAAACTGATATTCACAAATGTGAACCACGGAATACTTACACGTAGCGCTTGCGTGACCATATCTTTATGATCCTGCCATATCCTTCCAGCACTGGAAGTACGGCGCCTGTCGTCCGAATCCTGCCCCATCCTTAACCGCCTCATATAATGAATAATTACTATCCAGTGTAGTGCGCAGATACCTCACAGTGAAAAATGGAAAAGCTATCAGGCCAGGCAGCATTTTTGGCTGATGAGATGATTTTTGTTCCACAGTGACGAACTTATAGTCAAAGCTTCTGTAGTAGGGGGAATAATTATAGTTGTCTCCCGGAAACGGGAAGCGAGCTTACCCCACTTACTAAAAGAGGATGGAACTGGCTGACGTAAAACACGATTTATTTTTATCCATAAATAGCGAAATGTAACGTTTTGGTTATATTTAAAAGAGAGAAAATGGTCAGCAATAACTTTAATTGTTTGAATTAACAGATAATTAATCTACCAGACTGAGTGATACAGAATATTTTTACATGAGGGGTACAAATGAGACTTAAGTTGATCGTTAAAAGTTTTGCGCTGGCGGGGCTACTCTCTTCCACTGCGCTGACACCTTTATTTGCACAGGAAGCCCCAAAAGGTGCCACTGCTTCAACCAAGCAAGCTAACGATGCGCTTTATAACCAACTTCCTTTCTCTGATAACACCGATTTCACGAATGCCCATAAAGGCTTTATCGCTGGTTTACCTGAAGAGGTGATTAAGGGAGAGCAAGGGAATGTCATCTGGAATCCACAGCAGTACGCTTTCATAAAAGAAGGGGAAAAATCTCCTGACACTGTTAACCCTAGTCTGTGGCGTCAGTCCCAGCTAATCAATATCAGTGGCTTGTTTGAAGTCACAGACGGCGTCTACCAGATTCGTAACCTTGATTTATCCAACATGACGATTATCGAAGGTAAAGAGGGGATTACGGTTGTCGATCCGCTGGTTTCTGCGGAAACAGCCAAAGCCGGTATGGATTTGTATTTCAAAAACCGTGGCAATAAGCCTGTTGTCGCCATCATTTATACTCATAGCCATGTTGACCACTATGGCGGTGTGCGTGGCGTTGTCGATGAAGCGGACGTGAAATCCGGCAAGGTGAAAGTGTATGCGCCTGCTGGCTTTATGGAGGCAGCAGTAGCCGAGAATATTATGGCCGGCAACGTGATGAGCCGCCGTGCCAGCTATATGTATGGCAACCTCCTGAAACCAGATGCCTCCGGCCAGGTTGGCGCCGGACTGGGGACGACCACCTCTGCGGGGACGGTGACACTGATTGCGCCCACTAATATCATCGATAAAGACGGCCAGAAAGAAGTGATTGATGGCCTGACTTACGACTTTATGCTGGCCCCTGGTTCGGAAGCCCCTTCGGAAATGCTGTGGTTCATCGAAGAGAAGAAACTCATCGAAGCCGCAGAGGACGTCACTCACACCCTGCATAACACTTACTCGCTACGTGGCGCAAAAATTCGTGAGCCGTTGCCGTGGTCGAAATATATCAACGAAGCTATAGTGCGTTGGGGTGACAAAGCTGAAATTATTATGGCCCAGCACCACTGGCCGACCTGGGGTAACGAGAATGTTGTTGGTCTGCTGAAAAGCCAGCGAGACCTGTATCGTTATATCAATGACCAGACTCTGCGCATGGCCAATGAAGGTCTGACTCGCGACGAAATAGCGGCCAACTTCAAACTACCGGATAGCCTGGCAAAAACCTGGGCCAACCGCGGCTATTACGGCTCCATCAGCCATGACGTAAAAGCAACGTATGTGCTGTATCTCGGTTGGTTCGATGGCAATCCGGCAACCCTTGATGAGCTGCCACCCGAAGAAGCGGCCAAGAAATTTGTTGAATACATGGGCGGTGCCGATGCGATTCTTCAGAAAGCTAAAGCAGACTTTGACCAGGGGAACTACCGTTGGGTTGCTCAGGTGGTGAGTAAGGTCGTGTTTGCCGATCCAAATAACCAGAATGCACGTAACCTTGAAGCCGATGCGCTGGAGCAATTGGGGTATCAGGCTGAATCTGGTCCATGGCGTAACTTCTACCTGACCGGTGCGCAGGAGCTGCGTAACGGTGTGGTTAAAGGTCCGACGCCAAATACAGCAAGTCCGGATACCGTTCGGGCGATGACCCCTGAAATGTTCTTCGACTTCCTGGCTGTACATATCAACGGTGAAAAAGCGGGTAATGCCCGGGCGGTATTTAATATTGACCTTGGCAGCGACGGCGGAAAGTACAAGCTTGAGCTGGAAAATGGCGTGCTGAACCACACGGCTAATGCTGAAGCGAAAGATGCTGATGCCACGATTACTCTGAACCGTGACACGCTGAATAAAATTATCCTGAAGGAAGAAACTCTGAAGCAGGCTCAAGATAAAGGAGAAGTCAACGTTACCGGTAATGCTGCGAAACTGGATGAGATGCTGGGCTATATGGACAAGTTTGAGTTCTGGTTCAATATAGTTACACCATAAATAGATTCCCTGCGGCGTCAATGCTGCAGGGAAGTTACTTCAGACAATTCTGTACGTTTTTTATACTCGATTTTTCCTTCATTCTTTATATCTTGCTTCATCTTATGTATTTGCTGCTGAAGAACATGGCCCTGATACCAGTCAGTTCTGATTCTGTTATGCACAGCCTTTTTCATCAGATGATAGTAACTGGTTGTTGCGTGATTCAATGGCCTGCGAGTCTGGTCAACATGCTTTTCGATGCCGGTTGGCCATGATGCCAGTATGGTTAACTGGCATCATGGCAGCATAATTTTGCCGGATAAGTCAACCGCAGCGATGTTAATCGTCCTGATTATCATCTGCATCACTGTCACAGTGACTGCACCAGTAACGAGGAGAGACTGCGATCGAACCGGCCAGACAGAGAGGAGGTAGTTGTCTTCATTGCTAAGTAAGAGACCTTGGGGGATGAATCTCCGTCACCTGTGATGTGTCAGACAACCTCAATGTACCCGTACTTAATACCTGCGCCGGCGGTTTTTTTAATGTCCGGGAAATGAGCATGTCAAAAAATAACCAGTTATAAGATTATAAATAGAACACAGAGAAAATGTCATTGCACATGGTCAAAAAATAACCATATTTATTGATGATGATAATTAATAGTCTCCTATATATTCATGGTGAGCATGAAGATGCTTTAAAAATGCTCAAGTTCGTTATCTATGGAGACACCGTGAAAAATTTAAATAAAACATTCACTTGTAAATATGCTGTTATTCGCCGTGATGACATGACAGTAATTGCTGAAATGGATTTTTTTCCTGACTGCAACAGGTCATTGATGTATCGGGATGGCCGCTATGTCCGGTTTCTGCCGTTGTTGCAAAATGACATCATGGGGAGCGATACCCTGATTAATGAGCTAACTATCAGAGCCGGTTATCATGAATAATCATCCTTTGTTATACTCGCTTGCGGGCTGAACTCCCAATCTACTGCGCCACGGAGAATACCATGGCGCACGAATTACAACTCATCAAGCAGTCATCTGGAATCCTGATCCCCGCGACGCCGGAGACCAGCGATATTCTGCAATCAAAAATCAAACTCGGCGCCGTGCTGGTGGCTGAGTTCCGTCAGGTGAGGAATCCTGCATTCCATCGCCGCTTTTTCGCGTTGCTTAATCTCGGGTTTGAATACTGGGAACCCACCGGCGGCGCCATTTCTGCCAACGAGCGCAAACTGGTAAACGGTTATGCAAAGTTTCTTGCTGCATATGGCGGGAATGAGGGCGCATTACTGGATGCGGCTGAGCAGTATCTGGAACAGATTGCAAACCGCCGGGTAACGAACGGAATTAGCCTCTGTAAATCTTTCGATGCATACCGCGCATGGGTGACGGTTGAGGCTGGCCACTATGACGCCATCCAGCTACCTGATGGCACCCTTCGCAAACATCCCCGCAGCATCGCTTTTTCCAGCATGGATGAGGTCGAATTTCAGCAGTTGTATAAATCCGCGCTTGATGTGCCCTGGCGGTGGATTTTATCACGTACATTCCGTACTCAGCGCGAGGCCGAGAACGCCGCCGCCCAGCTAATGAGCTTTGCGGGGTGATGGCGATGAAATACTCCTGGTTCCATCATCACGACTGCACAACCGAGCAGGCCGACACGCTGATATCGGATTATCAGAAGCGGGGCGTAAGGACAGAAAAGAGCCTGAACCCTGACTTCATTACCTGGACTGTCAGCGCGAAATTACCTGAATATGCACNCCGGGTGCGGACGCCAAAATCCTTACGCCAAAAGGTCTGGGGGTGAGCATGGCTAAATTACCGCGCCGTAAGTGCAAAGTTTGCCGCGAATGGTTTCATCCTGCTTATAGCAACGTTGTCTGGTGTTGTCCTGAACATGGCGCTATCTACGCTCTGGAACTGCGTGCCAAAGAAAAGATTAAAGCCGCAGCCAGGCGTATCAAGGAGAAACACCAGGCGGATAAAGCCGAACGCCAGCGCCGCCAGGCTAAGCTTGAGTCGTTCAAAACTAAAGCTCAGTGGGATAAAGAGGCGCAGGCCGCTTTTAACCGTTACATCCGGATACGGGATGAAGGTAAACCCTGCATTAGCTGCGATGCGCCGCTGGTTGGTAAAAGCAACTTCCTGACCGGAAGCGCCATCGATGCAAGCCATTACCGCTCGCGCGGTGCCGCCTCACATCTCAAATTCAACGTATTCAACGTTCATTCGGCCTGCACGCGCTGCAACCGGCAGTTAAGCGGGAATGCGGTCGAATACCGAATCCGCCTCATCAGGCGTATAGGCCTCGAAAGGGTGGAGCGTCTTGAATCAGACAATGCGCCACGCCGTTTCGATATCCTGTACCTGAAACGCATCAAATCCATATTCACCCGCAAAGCCCGGGCGCTGGAGAAGCGCCGCGCACGTCGACAGGATAATGCAGCATGAAACCAGAACTGATCGACATACTCCGCATGCGCTGGCAGCGCCTCCGTATTTACCGCCGTCCGGGGTCGGTGTTAGTTGACTACCGCATCCTGCGCAATTTTGTTCGTATTTATCAGTTCACAGGATTTACTCAATGAACGCTCTATACCTCCAGTATGTACGTGAACAGCTAATGGTAGCGACAGCCGATTTAAGCGGGGAGACTAAAGGGCAGCTTCTGGCCTGGCTGGAGAACGCGCAATTCGACACGAAAAACTATCCCCGAAAAAAACAGCGTATCTGGGACGAGGAAACAGAAAGCTGGATAACGTTAAATAGCCCGCCAATCCCCGGCAAGCAGTCGCTGGCGAAAGGAAGCGCTATCCCGCTGGTGAAGCCTGTGGAATATTCCACTGCCTCATGGCGCCGGGCGGTTCTTTCACTTGATGAACACTACAAGGCGTGGTTGTTGTGGAATTACAGTGAGAATACCTGCTGGGAACACCAGGTCGAAATAACAAGTTGGGCGTGGTGCGAGTTCAGACAGCAGCTTGCAGGGAGGAAGATGGCTGGCAAGACAGTGGAACGACTGAAGAAACTTATCTGGCTTGCAGCGCAGGATGTCAAATCTGAATTAGCCGGGCGTGAGGTTTATCAATATAAAGATTTAGCGGGCCTGGTAGGCGTTAGCGAAAAGAACTGGTCAGAAACCTTCACCAGACACTGGCTGACCATGCGCACGATATTTCTGCGTCTTGATCAGGCGTCTCTTTTGAGTGTATCGGACTCGCGTTCGGAACAGGTGGCTTTCAACCTATACGCACTTAATTGACACAAAGAGTTATCCGGGGCTATATTCCCAGTACGCCAGCAAAATCTGGCGTCGGGATTGGCGTCCCGGAATTTCACCGCGACAGAGACACGCCGCGAGCGTGTTTTTTATTGTCGTTTGTATACGCGCATCTGAATTATGGTGGGGCGTATGGGGGAGCCGAAAGGCTCGCCGGTCGGTGATCCGGTTACGCCAACCCTGTACGTCTCATCACCCAATCCGATTGGCGTCGGCGGTGGTGATAAACAAAACAATCACCGGAGGGCGTCACCATGACCACTCAAATCTCTGTCGAAACTCTTTCCCCGATTACCCATAACCAAATTCCCGTTATTACTACCGAACTTTTGGCGTACTTATACGGCACAAAAATCAAAAACATTTCTGATAACTTTCTGAACAACACCACGCGATTCGTTGTAGGAAAGCATTTTTTTAAAATTGAAAAAAGCGAATTACGCGAGTTCAAGAACAGACCCGAAACAATCGGGTTAGTTGGTAAAAATGCCCGTTCCCTAATCCTCTGGACAGAACGCGGCGCTGCCCGCCACGCTAAAATGCTCGAAACCGATCAGGCATGGGAAGTATTCGAGAAGCTGGAGGATTGTTATTTCAACCAGAAGCAACCTGTTTCAGCACGTCAGTCCCATCCCGCGATTCCATTTCCGAAAGAACGGCGTTTCATTGTAACGGTGTCCCCTGACGGTACTGTTGATACCCAACCTCTGCCTGACGACGTATTTATCGGCAAAGTATCGAGCATATTAAGTGACCTTCGCCAGATGGGGTGGATAATCATCAAACGTGACCGGCTGGTTGAGACACTGGCGACGTGGTGATTGCAAAACTGGATTAAAACGGCTATATTTTATGTAAATCTGATATCGTCGTCATAGTTTCAATCGTCGACCAAGCAAATTCAAGCCCTGCGGATAACACCGCGGGGCTTTTGCGTTTCTGGAGGGGATCAATTACTAAATTCGTAGGCGATTCTTGGAGGTGCTGCGTGGCCCATCTCTTTTAAAATAATATTGGTATACTCGACTACCGGGCCTCTTGGATTACTGTCTTCTTTGTCCTGAAGGTGAGTCAACGCGTGTACCACTTCATGAATAAATGAGCGTGTTGTATCAAATGGTTGTGGGCCATCATTACTTTCATAACACTCTGGTATTGAATCATCGTCTGTATCATCCAGGTTGAGGGCAATCACTTTTCTGCCTTCTGAACTCTCCAGGTCTTCATCAGTTACGGTAGTACCAAAGTTTTCTCCGGCTCCCAGCAACCAGCGTTGTTCTACATCATGCAATTCCTGGTCGTAGGCATAATTCATCAGTCTGCGGAATGTCCCGCTTTGAGTGTATGCATCTTCAAGTATGCGTGATAGCACCTCACGGCATTCATCATAGGTATCATCATCAATTTCGATATCAGGGTCCATTCCTCCTGGTCCAGAGATAAGGTATTCAGCAAGACACATTGGTTCCAGCCTGGCTTTATCATCGGTAGCAAGACCATCATGTTGGAGGCGTAATTGCGAAGGATTATCTTGGTGTTCTGGAAGGTCTGGAAATACCTTGCTGTCATGAGGATGGGATAATCCATATGTTGACATCATATTATTGATAAATATTGGTTTAATTCCTGCTGGCATGATGAGTTACACATCCTTTTTATTACATGGAATTAACATTCTATAAATAGCATGTTTTTGTCAAACAGAATTCACTCAGCACGCAATCAATTAAGCTAAAAGCTAAATTTGCAGTATTTGTGCCTCACCTCCATTAAAATTGTACTCTGCGTGATTTTACTTTCAGATTCTGCAACCACAGGCAATCCTGTTTTACAAGATATTAAACCCTGCAACCCAACCATTTCACTCACTCTAGTTACCATCCGAAATCATCGGAGGTGAGGCTTATGAAAATGAATGACAAGACTCCTGAATTCTGGGCTGCGGTTTTGACCGGACTCAAAAATGCATGGCCCCAGATACTTGGGGCGTTAATGGCCGGACTCATTGCCTACGGCCGACTGATATACGACGGCGCCACCCGTAAAAATAAATGGCTTGAGGGCGTCCTGTGTGGCGCTCTTTCCTTATGTGTCACCAGTGCGCTTGATGTGGTAGGCCTGCCGGTTTCCATTTCGCCTTTCGTTGGCGGAATTATTGGCTTTGTCGGTGTGGACAAGCTGCGCGAAATCGCAATTAGCGCACTCAAAAAACGTGCAGGGGTTAATGATGAGAATCAGTGAAAAAGGCATTACCCTAATCAAAGAGTTTGAAGGTTGTAGCCTGACAGCTTATCCGGACCCGGGAACGGGGGGAGATCCCTGGACGATTGGTTATGGCTGGACCCACTCTGTTGACGGTAAGCCAGTTAAGCCCGGAATGATGATTGACGAGGCTACTGCCGAGCGCTTGCTTAAAACTGGTTTAGTCGGTTATGAAAATGATGTGTCCAAACTGGTTAAGGTCAAGTTGACGCAAGGCCAGTTTGATGCGCTGGTGTCGTTCGCGTACAACCTCGGCGCCCGGACATTATCCTCATCAACTCTGCTGCGGAAGCTAAACGCTGGTGATTACGCCGGCGCCGCTGATGAGTTCCTGCGCTGGAATAAGGCTGGTGGCAAAGTACTGAACGGGCTTACCCGTCGGCGTGAGGCGGAGCGTGCTCTGTTCCTGTCATGATGTTCAACTGGAAAACGATGTTTGTTGGCCTGTTGCTCGTCTCGCTAATTGTTGCCGGTCGGCTGGCAAATCACTACCGCAATAACGCTATCACTTACAAGTACCAGCGTGATACTGCTACTCACAACCTGAAGCTGGCGAACGAGACAATTACCGACATGACGCAGCGCCAGCGCGACGTTGCCGCCCTCGATGCAAAATACACAAAGGAACTAGCTGATGCACAAAACAGGAATACTGATTTGCAGCGCCGCCTTGCTGCTGGTAGCCGGGTGCGTGTCGAAGGACGCTGTACAGTGCCAACCACAACCACAACCACAACCAAAACCGCCAGTACCCGCCGCGTGGGCAATGCTGCCACCGTCGAACTCTCTCCAGTTGCTGGACAAAACGTTCTCGATATCCGCGCCGGAATCATCAGCGATCAGGAAAAACTGAAGTATTTGCAGGAGTACATCCGGACGCAGTGCAAATAAAAAATTCCCGCAGGAGGGAAAAGGCGCTTACCTGCGGGGGAGTTTCAGAAATGCATAAACATGACAATGTCTCTGGGTCTGCGTACTACCACATCGCGTTTTTATCGTACTGATATAAGCCAGTTTTCGTACACCTCAAAAACGTAACCAGACGCTAAAAACTGGTACACCTCATGAAAATAACTCAATGGCTGAAAAGCCTCGTCCATACGGAGCAAAGAGAAATGCCGGATATGAAAGATATCGTCACCGACGACATGGTGAAAAACGCCCTCAAATCAGACGCCGTTACCATCGCAGTTAAAACGCAGATTAAATCCACTCTGGATCAGCAGATTGACGCCGCTGTCGATACCGCATTGACCGATATTCTCGGTAGTGATGCTGATAATACGGTTATGCAGTAGGTGAGATCAGGCATTACAGCAGCCCTTCAGTGAGGGGCTGCGATAATGGTTAATCACAGGGAACATAATCATGGCAAAACCGGACTGGGAGGCCATCGAGACGGCATACCGGGCCGGAGTGATGTCCCTCCGTGAAATTGCGTCACATCATGGTATTAGTGAAGGTGCTATCCGCAAGCGCGCAAAGCGTGATGACTGGTCCCGTGATCTTAACGCCAGGATTCAGCAAAAGGCTGATGATCTGGTACGCAAACAGGAAGTACGCAAAACGGTACGCACCAAAACTGAACTTACAGAACGCGTACTGATAGAAGCCACAGCGGAGGTAATAGCCTCGGTACGCATGGAGCACCGGGGCGATATTCGCCGGGCCCGGGAACTCACAAACACGCTTTTTGATGAACTTGGTGCGCAGTGTGCTGATGTGGGGGCGCTGGAGCAGCTGGGTGACATCATGTTCGCTCCTGACGATAAAGGCCGTGACCGGCTCAACGAAACTTATCAAAAAGTCATTAGTCTGCCTTCCCGTGTGAAATCTCTGAAAGACCTGAGCGACAGCCTGAAAACGTTGATCGGCCTGGAGAGA